GAAGGAGATCCTGGTCCATATACGTTACCATATCCTACAATTTTTCTTGCTTTTAAATCGGGAACTTGAAACGTTCCTAGGTCAGATTCACCATAATATGATAGAATATTCTGAGGAGAAATCGCTTGTAACTGTCCTTGAGCATTAAAATTTAATTGTAAAGCAAGACCAGTTCCAGATCCAGCACCACTCAATGTCCATGAAGGAGGATTTGAAGGATCATAACCATAACCTAGGTTAGTTACAGTTACACTATCTACAAGTCCAGCAACAATAACAAGTTGAGCAGAAATTACTTTTAAATCACCAGGATTACTAGGATCATAGTTTGGTGGATTTGCAAAAGTAATTGTAGTTCCTGCGTTGTAGTTAGCTCCACCGTTAGTTACAGAAATTTCTGGTCTTGATCCACCACCATACTCATTTCCAATGATTCTATAAAGTGCAGGAAAATCACTAATGTTATACTCTGCTCCATCACAGTACAAATATCCAGGATATTGATACTCTGGGTTAATTTCTGTTGCAGCATCACCAGATTGGGTAGTATATCTTTTATACAATCCATTTCCAGGAATATATTCATTATCATAGACACTATCAATTGCCTTGAAAGTGGTTACAATAGAACCAATCTCAGTGGAATCGCAACCCTTATCAGTATAGTATAAGGGTCTTGTATTTCTATATGTGGGAGCGGACGATACCATGTTAGATCTTGATCAGATATTCTAAAACAATAAATGGAGCAGAAACACTATCAACTGATGCAGCTTGATCAACAGAGAGGTTTAATACCGTGTTCAAAGCATCAGGAGAAATTTCTAAAGGATCTGTTTTTAATGCAAAATTATGATCCCCTTTATCAATTTTTACTTTATGGAAGTGGTTCGTAGGATCTCCCTCTTGATCTAATTCCGTTGACTCACTAAACTCGTTGAATAATGACGCAAAAATTCTGCTGGTATCACTATTTAGATTACCATTTAGAGGAACAACATCTACTAAAGAAACATCTCTCCAGTCAACTGGTGCAGTACCACTGTCATATGTTGCATTAACATCTTGTGAGGTGTTGATAGATACGTTTGTAGCATCTGTAATACATGGTAAAAACGGAACTGTAGTACCAGAGTCACTCTTCGGTTGTAATCCGTTTAACTGATACGCACCTTGAGAAATTGGATAGTTGTTCCAATCATCAGTCAATAAACAAAAATATCTCCACTGATCTTCCAAGATAGCACCACCATTGTAGCAACCATTACTATATGTGGTTGGGTCAAATGTTCCAGAAAATGCACCGAAGTAAAATTCATATCCACGAGCATATGAGTTTGATGCCATTGCTTTACATGGAGGTTGATTATTGCCTGGAAAATTACTAGCACCACTCGCTTTCGTTTCATCCAACCAATCATCAATTGGAATAGTTGATGCATTCCAGAATGCAACCTGTCCTACTGCTTGTGGATCTTGTAAGTTTTCTGGAGCAGCGGCATCAATTTCATTTACTGCTCTTAATCTTGTTCTAACACCTTGGAAAAAGTGAGCATGACCATGAATTCCACTATCAGGAACACTTTCAGTGTCAGTAATTTTACCCGCTTGAGTTCCAATTGTCCAAGATGGTTTTCCTTTTAATTCAATTGTTTGTGAGGGAACAATAAATGTTCCTGAGTATGTTAATTTAATTGATGTTCCGAGAGTAGCAGTCGCTTCAATACCAATACCAGACCTACTAATCTCATTACCTGCTTGATTTTCTACACGAATAGATTTATACTGACCAGCATCAGGTCCATCAACTGGTTTAGGATACTTAGATCCTAAATCTGGGACTACAAACTGATTATCTGTCAAAGTTTGTAGTGCTTCTCCTGCAATATTTCTCCTTACAAATTTTCCTGTTTCACCAACTCCACAAATAGCTGCTAGTTGTGGGTAATCAACAACATTGTAAACTGTACCATCACATCTCAAATATCCTGATGGTAATTTATCTTTATTATCATTACTATTAATATCTGGATTAATTTGAGTTGGCCAAATAATTATTTGACCAGTCAGATTACCATATTTTGCTCTTTCGGATGCGTAAATTCTGGTCATCAGAATGCCTTAATTAGATATACGATATTCATTGACGCTTGGTCAGTATTCACAATAATATTTAGAGCGTCATTAAGATTATCTGGGTTTACATCTCCAATACTGATATCATTTAGAGGAAATGTTGCTGGTGGATTTAGAGATCCACGTGACATTCCAATATCAAATGATCCATGATTATGTGATGTAAATGATGAATCGTTAGGATTATTAGTACCAAAATTACTCAATGATGTTGGCCAAGTACCTTCTCTAAAATCAACTGTTGCACTTGAGTTGGCAGCAATTGTTGGTAGAGATATTGAAATTTTATAAACATAGTTAGAGTCATTAGTTCCAGAATCTCGTTCAATCTCTGTGATATATGTTCCTTTTGCAAATACATCACCATCAATTAATTGCCATGGATGAATTTTATCGTATTGATACCATGTAACAACATTAGGTGCCACACCAGATGTTAATGTATTTCTAATATCAGTTCCTGCAGGAAGATTAAACTCAGTAACACCATTAGCAATGTTAACTCCAGATACACTAAATGTATTTGCTGGGTTTTCTGGATTATCTTCAACGTTTAGATATGGTCCCTTGCTATGACCATAAAAGTTTCTTCTATTACCAAACAAAGTTGGTTTAGGGAATAATCCTGTCCATGCATAGTTCGCATGAGTTGTCACAGGATCATATGGGAACTGACCAGTATATTGTGTTCCAGCAAAGTTAACTGACTGACTAGCAGCAATAGGACTATTTCTAGTTGGTGTTCCATCATGCCAATCTGGTGCAGGAACTTGAGACCAATAATCTTTTCCAGAATCATTTACAAAATCATGGAATCTATCACAAACAGGTAGAGTGTGTTCATAAGTATTGTCACCATAAAATGCCATTAATGTTCTACCCTGTTGCCAAGATGGTGCGGCAGAGTCACTAGGTAAAAGAGCACATGTATGATTTGTTGATGCAATTGGTGAACAGTTTGGGTGTTGAGTGTTTCCACTAACCTCAATATTTGTAGACGAAAAAATTTGTGGACCGTAAAAGTTTGCTTGTGCTGAAGGGAAAGTACCTGGATGTGAGTGTCCTGGTGTATGGTTAATACCTAATTTTCTATTCAACGTAGTAATTGATGCCGTAAAATCTGGATCAGTAATACTCATGTTGGTAAATTTACCAGATAAATTTGTACCAACGGGAAGAACAAAATCAATGTCTGCATTTGCAGAATATACTGTCTTAATTACAGCAGTAGTACCAAAGTCTAAGATAAGATCAGATACTTTTGTACCATTAGAGTCAAATATTGTATTTAATACATCTCCCTGCCCCATTTGATATTTTGGATCAGCAAGATACTCTGGTTCTAAGTCCATCATAGCTCTGTTAGAGATATCTGGTAGAACAAATTTATCAGTTGCAGTGTAATTTGGAAAATCACCAGCAATTGTACCACCGTAAGTAGTTCCTAGTTCAGATGCTAGAACTGGATAATCTAATGCATCAACTTCACTACCATCACAAACTCTCCATCCTCTAGGAATGTTGTCAGGAGAAAAACCTTCAAATCCGTTCCCGCCCCATGGCATAATAGTGCCAATGCGGGCGGTCTTCATTGTCTTGATAGAATTGTAGTATTGAGCCATTTGTTATCAGAGTTCTGTTAACCACCATCCACGTAAGTTGGATGGAATTGAAGTTGCATTTGGATCACCAGCAGCATCAGTAGGTCCAACATAAATTAGTCCGAATGATGCGTTTCTAGTTTGAACGATAAGTTCACCACTATCCCAAGCAGTGGTTAGTGTTCCACTACCACCTTGAATCTTACTACCTGAAAGGTCACCTTGAATTGCAGTTGCCTGATTATTAGTCTTAAGTGCTCTCAAGACTAGGTTGGTGTTGTAAGTCAAATTACCACTAACCTCAACAAATCTAATCATGTCACCAGTTTCAGCATAATCTGGTAGATATAGAACCATATTGGTTCCTGCTGGGTTATTGAGTAGATAGTTGTTATTTGGTTGTAGTGGGTTAGTCTGAGTCTGTCCAACTCCAGTCAAAGATTGCTCAACATATGTGTATCTACGTCCACCATTTCTGGTAAAGTAACGACTAATGCCGAATGCATCAATTGAACAATCCTGATAGATCTTAAAGTCTCTAGGACCAACAGTTCCACCTGTACCTGCTCCTCCCATATTATCAATATGGAGAACAGCAAGATCGGAGTCACCAACATCTGTTGGAACAACCTTACCTTTAATGTAAAGTTGCTCACCCATGTTGACGTTTCCTTGCTCATTGAAGACACGGAATACATCATCATTAGAGCATACACCGTTTGCTTCGCAAGTATCAGTCTGAACTCTAAGGTCATCTAGGAATGTACCACCACCCTTGATCCATAGACCGTTCTTGCCAGTCTTAGGATCAAGAACTGCACCGTCAGCAGGGTGATCATCATCGTTAGAGATGTTGAATAGTAGTGTCTCACCATCAGAACCCCAGATTCTAAATTCACCACTGTAGATGTTAACTTCATCAAAGATGGTAGTTGAACCACCACCGAAGAAGTTAGTGAGTTCTCCAGTAACTGCTTGTGCAGCAGACTGTGTACCCTTAGCAATACGAACACCATAAGATGAATTGTTGCCATCAATAGAATCTGCCCAGAACCATTCTTGTGAATTACCTGTTACGATTCTCAAGAAGTGTGAGGTATCAAGTTTGTTACCAACAATTCTAGAATCTGCCAGTCTTAGGCGAATCTTGTTAGCATCTGTATTTGGAGACTCAACTGCAGTTCTTCCAGTAGCAGGAATATCATCAACTAGAGTTGTTGTATATCCATACTTTCTAAGTTTAATTACTGTTGCACCAGCAGACCAATTTTGCTTGCCAGATCCCTCAGCACCTCTACCACCATCTGGATATGTAGAAGCAGGATACTCAGCATTGTAAATTGTTGGTAGATAATCCTGACCACTAGTAGTGAATGGATCATCGGTCAAGAGAATAATCTCTGCCTGAGTATTTGAGTAGATAAGAACTAGATCACCCTTCTGGAATGCAGTCTTATCATCAACTGGAATATTCCAGTCATCAACAGTGAATCCAACAGAAACTGTTGAGATAGGACCATTAACAGCGTTAAGTGTCTGCTTATCAAATCTATAACCATGAACAACACTTGTTCCCTTGGTGTGTGCAATTGGTGATCCACTCCAATATCCACCGATAGCGAAGACTGTACCAACAGTGCTACCAACAGACATGTCACCATTACACATGTTGACATCCCATACTGTAGATTCAGAGTTCTTAATCTCTAACTTATCATCAAGAGAAGGATCAGGACTTGGATATTCACCTGTAGTTCCACCACAAGCACCCTCAAGACTTAAAGTTCCCTTGATAAATGTATTGTTAGAATTAATATTGACATCACCAGTTACAGAATCAATTTCAAATACTGTAATTTCATTGTTAGTGTCGCAACCATTCTTAACTCTAAACTTCTTAGCAACCTGATCAAGAACAGTGTCAATCTTAAATACTTCACCTTGATCATCAATACCATCTCCAGCAGGAGTGCCATCTGCTCTGTCAATGATTAGATAATCATTAACGTCAAGTGTTCCACCAAACTGTGATAGGTAGACATTCTCTTTATCTGCACTAGTTCCAGTACCATCAATTAGTTCAGTTGTCCATGTAGCATCAAACTGTACGGTACACTTGTAAATTGCAGCAGTATCAGTATGATCTGATCTAATAGCGGTAAATGTACCAAATGGTTGTCTTTCAACAACAATGTAGTAAGGTGCTGTACTGATTCTTGGCAGAGAAATAATTTTCAAGAATTCAGCATGTCTTGATCCAGTTTCGGGAGTATCAAGGAGAAGAATATCATTCTCATTGAAATACTGATCACCATTTGAATCATATGGACTTCTCTTGAGTGGCAAGTAGTATTGCTTACCAGTTAGAGCAGGTAATTCAAGTGGTTCAACAGTTCCAGGAATCTGAGTAATTAATTCCTGATAATCAGTGCTACCCCACTCTCCAGAACCAGCGGTATCAAGAGCATTGTATACATCACTGGTAGTAGCAACTCTGAGGACATCAATGATATCAACATTAGAATTAAAGAGGTTGTTACCAAGTTCTCCAGTAGCATGTTGGAATGCAGGTGAACCCATCTGTGCTCTGAAAGCAGAGAATGAGTAAGAAGCATAACCACCACAAAGAGTAATATCTGAATTGACTCTTAGAGTAGAATCAACAATTAGATTGTTTCTAACTGTTGTACTACCACCCTGACCACCGATTCTGATTGTAGAAGCGTTAGTCGCAAGATCAAGACTTGCAGTGGCACTATTTCCAGAGAAGAATTCAACCTTACCAGCGGTAGAACTCAACTTAACAGTATCAGTAAGACCTCTAACTGTACCCAACTGGAAGTCACCAGCAGTCTTAAACGCTTTGTTCTTAACTAGAGTATATGATAGTGATTCGTTGTTGTTATATGCACCACCAATCTCAACCTTGGAGATGTTGGTTGCTGCATCTGGTGTAGTACCAAGGAAGATATTGCTGTGTAAGCAATCTTCACCAATTCTGATGAATTGATCAGCAGTCTGATCATTTAGAACCTCTAGAGTTGTTCCCTTAGGAGCAATCTTAAGAGTGCCAGTAAATGTAGTATCAGGTAGGAATTCAAATGTTCCAGTTGTGATGTCAGTTCTTACCTGTGCGGTATTTGTTCCACCACCACCATGAATCTCAATATCCTCTTGGAATCTAGCATCACCAGTGAATCTAGACTCGCCATCAACAACCAATGCTCTGTCTAGTTCAGTATTAGTTACGTTAATACCAACACGACCGTTGTTTGTTGTAGCAACTCTGAAGGTTGCCTCATTATTTGGATTAGCACTGTCACCACCGACGAGTAATGCATTATCTTCTGCATCCTCACTTCTAGCAGCGAATGTATCATGATCTAGGTAATCAGCGATAGTCTTACCACTGATGAATGCTGTACCAACAACGTCAAGGTTTGCACGAGGATCAGTTGCAGTATCAGTAAATGCAGTTTGATATGCATCGTGTGCAGATCTTGCAACAGTGTTGATTCCAAGTCTGTAATCACCGATGTTATCAGTCTCAGTTCTAAGTGCTTCAGCGCCAAGAACACCAACTTCTTTCCATGCAGAGTTAGAGAACTCTAGGGAAACACCAGCACCAATTGCAACTTCAGTTGCCCAAAGTCTTGGGTTTTCATTGTTAACATTACCTCTGTTCTCAATGATTGCAATCTGACAAGAGGTTGCAGTATTGGAGAATCCAGAAGAAATAACCTGCCAGAGACCATTGAATGCGTTATCACTGAAGTTAGCAATTCTAATCTGTGAACCAGATGTAACACCAATCTGTTCGTTGGATAGGTTGTTACCCCAGTTAATGGTGATAACAGTGCTTCCATTCATCGTGAAGTTGAGAATGTTAGCAGAAGGAACTGTCTGGAAGAAGGATGCATAGATCCATCCAAGAGATCCTGTTCTACCTACCTGCGAACCCTTAAGGAGAATATCTCCTGAGAGAGGAACGTTAGTTCCATATAGAACGTTTTGAGTAGCGTTCAATGCAGTTCCAAGTCCAGTTCCATAAAGAGGAGACTGATTTGGAGTGATATTAGAACCAATAGCACCTACAGCATGGTTCTGAATCTTATATCCTTGTGCAGAACCACTAGATCCACGTGGATTGAATTGGAAGATAGAAGCAGCAACTCTGTTTCTAGCGATAACAATGTCACCACTAGTATCCTGATTAAGGAACTGCTGAGTCTTATCAAGTAGTGGATCATCACCATCGCTAGGTGATACGTTAGAGATGACTTGTAGTGCATAATCTCTAACTCTACCAAGAACGTTGATAACAACTGGTGAGTTGAATGTGCTTGGGCGATCCTGTGCATCACCACCATTAACAGTGATGTACTCGTTAAATGTAACAGGAGTATCAAACGTGGTGACTAGAGTACCGATATCTTCAGTATCATCATCAGAGTCAACTAATTGTGCAGATTCTAGGAATTCTTCCTCACCAGTGATAGCGTCAATCTTACGGTTACCAATGTATAGGTCACCGTTAGAGTTTAGACCAGTGTAGAATACAAGACCACCGTCTTGCTTCTTAGACTGTGCATAGAAGTCTTGAGTTGGGGTAAGAACAATCTCTTGTCTAGCAGGTAGACCAGTAGAGTAGTTACCTGGACCGAAACCAAGATATTCAAACGTGTGGTTACCAGCACGAGCGATAGATGGTCTACGTAATTCAACATAGAGTCTCTGATCTGACATTACAGTGCTGTCACCAGCAATCGGAATCTTACGATCTTCAGAACCAGAGGATGCGTTACCCTTCTGTGCTCTGAGTCTGTTGTCTACATTAGAAGAAACCTGAGTGTAAGTGTTATCAGATAGTGCAGCCTGACTTGTAAAGTCAAGTGCCATCTCACGGGTCATTGAACCCTTAAAGTCGTTGACTCTAACAAGACCATGAGTGTAGTTATCTGCAGCAGAATATGTTGCAGGAGGATCAACCTCATTTACATCCAACTGCTTGAACCAAAGAGGATCGTTCTTATAGTTCAGTGGATATAGTTTGCTGATTGGTTGAGAGAACTTAAAGTTACGGAAGTTACCCTGATTACCAGCACCAGTTGGGAATGGTGAGATGTTACCACGAACAGCAGTTAGATAGTAGATACCATCTTGCTGACCGTAGATACGACGCTGGATCTCCTCAACATCAAAGATGTAGAAGGTATCATCCAGTTCACCAGTATCAGTTACAGACTCAATATAGTATTGGATGTTAGCATCGTCAGTGATGATATCACCAGGAGTTACAGTGTAAACTGGTGCTCCCTTCTCCTTGTAGTAGTATTCAGGATACTCTTTCTTGATAAGTTCCTTGATTACAAGTGACTTACCGAAGTCTTGGTCAGTTAGAAGATCTGCAAAGACTGCACCTTGGGTGAATCTAGTGTTCTCAAACTGTGAGTAATTAATATCTCCTTGAGTACCACCCTTGATAATCATGTACCAGTCAGATGTTCCAGGTACATTCATTACCGCATGAATGTATGCATAACCAGAGGAGTTACCGAACCATTCAACTCTGTTAGTAGAATTCAATGATTGAGTCTTATCAGCAATAAAGTTACCACCCTGAGGTGCAGTAATCTTGAGTGTTGTGAATGTCTCGTTTAGTAGACCTAGGTTAGTAATACCTTGGTCAAATACAGTTAGTTCTAGATACTCGTTATTATCAGCTGCAGTGAAGTATCTACCAGACTGAATAGTCATGGAGACATAGTTTTCAGTCTCAATAACCTTTCTATAGTTGGTAGTTCCTACAATGTCTCTCTTATATGGATCGTATGCGACCTCTTCATTGAGACTGTTGGTAAGGAAATCTGCCTTAGTGAAACCGATCTTCTCGTTCGCCTGTACAGGGTTGAAGAAACTTGCTTTTGTTACAGTGCCAGAGACTGGTTTAAGTACAAGTTTTTGTGGGAGAAGTTTTCTGGTTTCGTCCTTACGGATCTTGATAGAGAATCCATTGATAGGATCACGGACTGCCTGTAGATACTGAGGAATGACATAACGTAGACGATAGATACGCTCATCTGCTTCTCTTTCATCCTTAAGTCTTTCAAACCATGCATCGTTAGTCTTATCTTGACCAGAGAGATCACTATAGGTATTCTCATGTAGTCTGGTAAGGATGTTGAAATCATACTGTGGATCACTTGGATTCTCGGAATGATTTTCAACCTGCATGTACCACTTACCGTAGATGGTAGGTGTGGTATTTGGATTCTGGAATGTAGGATCAAATCTTACAGGAGACTCACGCTTGTCTGCGAATACAGAGAAGTCATATGTTCCAGGTTGGAATGTAATTGGGTTAACATCCGACTGAGCATCTGCTTTTGTAGCGTGGATTGTAAATACTTTCTCGTTCTGATATCTTGCCCAGAAGAACTTATCTCCTCTAATTCTACCGTTACCATCAGCAACGTTAGGATCTGCAGCATATGCAGCACCAACTAGAGGAACTGAACCACCTTCATTTTCTCTGAAGAATACTTGATGACCAGGAGTGTTAGCAAATGGTACATCAAAGATGTGTGGAACATCAGTTCTAATACCAGAGTTAACAGCAGTATCAAGTACACAAGAATACTGATGTAGATCGTAATTAGAATCAAGAACAAAGTTATAGATATCAATTTCAATATCTGCATCAATTGCCTCTACTTCAGCAGAGTGGATGTAGATACCAGCAGCAGCGTTTTCTTTGCTGCTTGCAAGCATAATCTTAGTTTGATCTGTGCCATCAAATGCACCAACATTTGAATAGTCTTCAGGTTTAGTTGTTCTTGAGGGAGCAATTACATAATACTTCTCATTAGTTTCAAAACCATTTGGTAGTCTTACCTTTCTCTTGTCTACATCAACATATTGGTTTAGTACAGCATCGTAACGAGGACGTGGTACAAGACGAACAGGAGTTCCAGTCTCTAGTTCATGTGGATTTGCACCAGCACCAGTTCTCAGAGTCCATACAGTTGCTCTAGATGCAAGTTGTGTGGTGAGTTGAGTTGGTTCATTTCTTGGAACAGTGTTGAGACCAGTCTGAATAATAGTGCTAATGTTAGCAAAATACTGACGAATTGTGGTTGCCTGATCTGCACACTCAGGATATGTTGTATGCTGAGTGATTGTCTCATCTGTGGTTGGATTAAACTCACTGGTGTAAGTACCAGCAGTCATCGTGAAGTACAGATAAGAATTAGTGCTGTTCGCGTTAGCATTAACAGATGGACCGAATGCAAGTCCTAGTGGAGATTCGGTTCTGTCAATAGACTCTAGGTAACCTGAGTTAGAAAGAGTATCAGTTACAATTTGGAATAGTGAAGTAATTGCACTAGCAACATTCTGACAAGAACCATTAGAAAGAGTTCTATTGATGCTGCTTAGTGAAGTAGGTGTAGTAACTGCGTTCTGAACAATATCAAATAGAGTGTTGATAGTTGTTCTAACATCTTCACAAGATCCAGAAGATACCGTCTTGGTAACATTTGCAAGAGAGGCAGGAGTTGTAACTGCATTAGTTGCAATAGCAGCAAGTGTTGTGATAGTAGATCTTACATCTTCACAGGATCCAACAGAAGAAGTTCTCGTAACACCTGCAAGTGATGCAGGAGTAGTGATAGCAGTGGTTGCAATCGCGGAAAGAGTTGTAATAGTAGATCTTACATCTTCACAAGGACCAGCAGCGAATGTACGAGTAACATTGTACAATGAAGTGCCATTTAGAATGGTGTCAGTTAGGATCTGTACAAGAGATGTGATCGTTGCTTCTTGCTGTGGGCAAGTAGGATTATTAGTATCAACAGTGATAGTTAGATCTTTTGTCTGAGTTAGAGTTGTATGACCACCAACGGTTACATTCTCATTTCTCATGACTTCAATCATGATGTCACGAGCTTGATTGAATGCATAGATGGTCTCAGTTTCTTCACCAGCAACATGAGCACCAGTTGCATAAAGATTAGCAGCATCCCATACTCTCTCGTTACCACCGAATGCTAGGTTGTATGCAACAACTCCAATCATGTCCTTGATATCATCAAGGCAATCATTATTGTTTCCAGTTGGAACATTGAAACCTGGGAAGTTTGCAAGCATTCTACCCAGAGCAATTTCAGCGATGAAGTCTCTGTTAGAAGTGATTAGATTCTTAGCATCTGCAGACTTATTATTAACAGGAGTACCCTCATTAACAGTGATTGTGGTATCCTTTGTCTGAGTCAATCCATGAGATCCAACAACTAGAACGTTTTCATTTCTCATGATCTGGACCATGATGTCACGAGCGAAGTTGAGAGCTTCAACAGTCTCGGTTTCTTCACCTGCTACGTGAGCACCAGTAACATAGAGATTGGACATATCCCAAACTCTGTCGTTACCACCAAATGCAGTGTTGTATGCAACTTCAGTTGCAAAGTCTGCAATGTCATCCTTACAATCCTGAGGATTGCCAGTTGGTACGTTGAATGTAGGATTCTTAGCAATCATTCTTGCATATGCTTCCTCAGCGATGAACTGAGTATTAGCATTGATTAGATTGCGAGCGTCACCACCACGATCAGTTACAGGATCAGGAGCATTGTAAGTAATGCTATTATCATATGTCTGAGTGAATCCATGACGGAACTGAGATCCAGTCTTTGTAACACCAGAAAGTGATGTTGGAGTAGTGATTCCATTAGTTACAATAGCAACCAAAGTAGTCAAGGAAGATCTAACATCTTCACATGAACCTGCAGATAGGTTACGTGCTACGTTGTAAAGTGAAGCACCACTAGTAATTGTATTAGTTAATAGTTGTACAAGAGATGTGATTGTTGATGCCTGAGCAGCACATGCTGGATTATTAGTATCAACAGTGATGCTAGTATCCGTGGTTTGAGTAAGTGAAGTGTGACCACCAACATTGATCGCTTCATTTCTCATCGCTTGGATCATCATGTCACGTGCTTCATTAAAAGCATAGATGGTCTCTGTTTCCTCGCCAGCAACATGAGCACCAGTTGCATAGAAGTTTGCAGCGTCCCATACTCTATCGTTACCACCAAATCCTAGGTTATAGGATACAACTTCAATCATATCCTTAATGTCATCTAGGCAATCTGTGTTGTTACCTGTTGGAACACTAAATCCAGGATACTGAGCAAGCATTCTACCCAGAGCAATTTCAGCAATGAAATCTTTGTTTGATTGAATAAGATTACGAGCGTCACCAGACTTATTATCTACTGGAGTTGCTGGGTTTACAGTGATAGTATTATCATAGGTCTGAGTATAACCATGAGATCCCATAATTAGGATCTTTTGGTTTCTCATTGCATTGACCATCATGTCACGTGCAAACTCTAAAGCTTGAACGGTTTGTGTTTCTTCACCAACAACGTGAGCACCAGTGACATAAAGGTTAGTCATGTCCCAAGTACGATCATTGCCACCATAAGCAACGTTGTAAGATACCTCGTCAATGAAATCTAAGATGTCATCAATACAATCTTGAGGATTACCAGTTGGAGTTGTAAATCCAGGATTCATTGCAAGCATTCTTGCATATGCCTCATGTGCAATAAGAGTCTTATTTGCAAGCATAAGGTTTCTTGCATCAACAGCACGATCAGAACCACCAGCACCAGTGATAAGAACCTTTTGATTTCTCATCACCTCAATCATCATGTCACGTGCAAAGTCAAAGCACTGGACAGTCTGTGCTTCTTCACCAGCAACATGAGCACCCTGAACATATAGGTCTGCCATTTCCCAGACTCTATCGTTACCGCCATAAGCAGTGTTATATGCAACTTCAGTTACAAAGTCTATAATGTCATCAATGCAATCTTGAGGATTCTTTGTAGGAGTTTGGAATCCAGCATTGAGGGAAATCATTCTGCTGTACGCTTCAGCAGCGATTAGATTTTTGTTAGCAAGAATTAGATCTCTCGCATCACCACCACGATCAGAATCAGTAGTCTGATTATCGTATGTAATTGTGGTGTCATATGTTTGTGACAAACCATGAGAACCAACTACAAGAACCTTCTGGTTTCTCATTACTTGAGCAGCCATTTGCTTTGCTTGCTCAAATACGTAATTAGTTTCTGCTTCTTCACCTGCTACGTGAGCACCCTTAACATAAGAGTATGCAGCATCCCAAGTCTTATCGTTACCACCATATGCAACGTTGTCAGCAACTGCTTCTAGAAGATCTACAACGTCATCAATACAATTGATATTTCCACCAGGAACAGCGAATCCAGGATACTCAATGAGCATTCTCTCAACTGCCTCATTAGCAATGAGGTTCTTATTAGCGAGAATAAGATCTCTTGCGTCACCATTACGGTCAGCAACCAATTCTGGTGCGACATAAGTGATAGATGTATCCTTAGTCTGAGTTAGACCATGCGTGCCAAAGATGAATACATCCTCATTACGCATAACTTGGATGCACATATCGCGTGCATAATCAAAGCAACGAATGGTTTCTTGCTCTTCTCCGCTTACATGGTTACCAGTTTCATACAGATATGCCGCGTCAAACGTCTCTGCGTTACCACCAAATGCGGTATTTTCCGCGACTGCTTCAATTACATCTACAATATCATCAATACAATCTTGTGAATTGCCTGTTGGGATGACAAAAGATGGGAAGTCAAGAAGCATTCTTGCATACGCTTCCGCTGCAAT